ATCAATAGGAACAACCTAAACAACCTCTTTGAGTTGTTAGTACAGATACACTTAAGAGGGCAACTCTCAAGAGATGAACAAGCCTTCGTTAAGAACTTCATAGAACTACCAGATGCTCCTACAAGAGAGAACAGACAAGCTCGTAGAGCTAACACCCAAGCAATCAAGAAGCTATTTAGGGAAGAGGCTAAACGCAAGAAGGAAGAGTAGGTTAACATACTAAAGTAGTACGATATAGTATGGGGTTTAAAGAAGGACAAGAGAAGAAAGGTGGTAGAGCAAAGGGTACACCTAATAAGTCTACTGCCGAGATCAGAGATGCATACCAAAAGTTAGTAGAGGATAACCTCACTAATATGACCGAGTGGCTTGTGCAAGTAGCAGCAGAGAACCCAGAGAGAGCGATGGACTTGATGCTCAAGTTAAGTGAGTATATGATTCCTAAACTTGCGAGGCAAGAGGTTACAGGTGCAGATGGTAAAGACTTATTCAAGAACATTAAGTTTGAGTTTGGTACACCAATCAATGAAAGAGACGAATGACAGTAACAGGGTTCAACCCTCATAAGGTTCAAGCAGAACTATTACAATCTATTGTAGGGGGTAACGAGAAGTACCACATAGCTTCCATAGGAAGACAGTTTGGTAAGTCTATGATGGGTATGAACCTTGCATTGTATTGGGGCTTCAACAATAGCCCCTGTAAGATACTATGGGTATCACCTGTATACTCACAAGCAAACAAGGTGCAGAAAGAGTTGATGTCTGCTATTGCAGCCTCTGGAATAGTCAAGTCTAATAACTACTCCTCTTCGGAGTTGGAACTAAAGAACGGCAGTACCATCTACTTTAGGAGTGCAGAAAGATACGATAACATAAGGGGTATGACTTTGGACTATGCCATCATAGATGAGGCAGCGTTCATTAAAGACGATGCTTGGAGTGAGGCTATCAAGCCGACCCTACTTGTAAGAGGTAAGAAGGTTCTCTTCATCTCTACACCTAAAGGTAAGAATTGGTTCTACGAGTTATTCCAATATGGGCAGAGTGAAGACTACCCCAACTACAAATCCTATAAGGGCAGTTCATACGACACACCCTTTATCTCACAGGAGGAGATAGACGATGCCAAGAGAACAGTTCCAGAACTTATATTCAAGCAAGAGTATTTAGCAGAGTTCATAGATGGTGGTGGCGAGGTCTTCGCTAACATAGATCAATGCACATTCCCTTCTTACCCTAAACCACAAGGTAAGGTATTCGCAGGATTGGATATAGGTAAGCAGGAGGACTACACAGTTCTTACACTAATGGACTCTAAAGGTAGGGTTGTAGACATCTATAGGGACAATAAGAACCAATGGTCAGTAATGATTGCAGAGGTAGTGAAGAGGGTGAGGCAGTTCAATGCCTCATTGATGGTTGAGGTGAATGGTGTAGGTGACCCTATCTTTGAGCAGATAAAGAGTCAGTATGCAAACACCCATCCATTTGTTACTACGAACAAAAGCAAGAACGAAATCATAGAGGGGCTTATATTGGACTTTAACGAGGTGAGTGTACACATACCATCAAAAGAATTATTCAGTCCCTTATATAGCGAGTTAAGCTACTTCACATACGAGTATAGCCCAAAGACACGAAGTATTAGATACGGACACCCTACAGGACTACACGATGACACGGTAATAAGCCTGTCATTATGCAACTACAATAGAAAGAAGAACAAGACATATGGAACATACGCAGTTAGGTAGAGAGGTAAAGGTAATCTTACCAGAGAGCGCAAGAGAGCTTACTATAGAGCAGTACCAAAAGTTCCTCAAGGTTCAAGGAGATGAAACCTTCACAATGCTAAAGGCATTAGAGATATTCGCTAACATACCTCTCAAGGTAGCCTATGCTATGAAGGCAGACGATATAATGGATATTGGCAATAGCATCTTTACAATGATAGGTGCTAAACACCCACTCACAAGAAGGGTAACCTTTAGAGGCAGAGAGTATGGCTTTGTTCCTAATCTGGAGGAGATGAGTTTCGGTGAGTACATAGATTTAGATACCTACCTTGCTGATATGGATATGTTGCATAAGACTATTGGGGTCTTGTATAGACCCATAACAAAAGAGAAGGGAGACTTGTATGAGGTAGAGCCGTACAATGGTACGGATGGATATTCGGACTTTCCTTTAGATGTTGCATTAGGTGCAACGCTTTTTTTTTATCGTTTAAGCAACAAGTTATTGAAGAGTACCCCGACCTCTTCACAGGGGGAGAAACCACAGACCTTTCAGCCTCCGCAAACTTTTCAAGGAAGTGGGGATGGTATGGATCGGTAGACCATTTAGCAGGAGGTGATGCATCAAGATATGATTCTATAACGAACCTACCTTTGAGGCAATGCTTAACCAAACTTGTGTACGACAAGGAGAAAGCAGATGTAGAAAGAAAGATGCTTAAACACTAACTCAAAGAGGTGGTTAACTTATTATGAGTTTCTACGATATAACCACCAAGATAAGAGAACACCTCATTGCTAACAAGCAGGTGAACACCGTTACAGAAGGTGACATCTTTGAGGTAGACCTCAACAAGCAGACTATATTCCCCTTGTCACATATTATGATAAATAGTGTGACCTTCAATGACATTGGTATAACCTACTCTATGAGCATCCTCTTTATGGATGTAGCTGATGTGAGTAAGGAAGACCCAAGAGATGAAGCAGAAATCTTCTATGGGGTAGATAACAGACAAGACATTCTAAACACCCAACTCCTAACGGCTAACGATTTAGTAAGCCAACTAAAGAGAGGTAACTTGATGCAGGATAAATACCAACTCAATGGTACACCAAGTTGTGAACCTTTTGAGGATAGGTTTGAGAACCTGTTGGTAGGTTGGAATCTAACCTTGTCTATAGACATAGCTAACACTATTACCACTTGTCCATAAGCACTAAAAATATGAAGGCTGTTCTTGAGCAGTTTGGTGTGCGTGTAGTAAAGGCAGCCAAGTTGAATCTTGGTGCTACTCGTACCATTACTTTCAATGATGGCAAGAAACGAAGACGAAGACAAGTAAGCTCTGGAAAGCTCAAGGATAGTTTAGATTTTGAATTGCTTGTAAAGCAGAATAGAAACACTAAAGGTCATTTTCAAAGTGGCTTCAACTATGAGATGTCCTTTGAGATGTTAGACTATGGTCAGTTCATTGATGAGGGTGTTGATGGTGTTAAGTACAAAGTGCAGGGAGGCTCAAGGTTTGGCTTTACAAACAAGTATCCTAATATGGGTGCTATTAAGAAAATGGTAGAAGCACCACAGTTTAAGATAAGAGACTTTAAGACAGGTTCTTTTCTACCTAAAAATAAAAGCACTATTAAGAACGCTACTTTCTTAATATCAAGAAGCATATACAGAAAAGGTATACCAAAGAGTAACTTCTTTAGCGCACCATTTGCATTAGAGTTTGAGAGGTTACCTCTTGAGCTTTTGAAAGGTTTAGATTCCGATTTAGATAACATATTAGCAGATTTATAATATGAGCATAATTACACCAACAAGTTTAGTAGGAGCAAGAAGCCCAATATATGTTACGGCTAACTATTCAGCCCTTGCTACATCTCTAACAGATGTACAGTTTGAAGTATACATATGGCAGGGGTCAAGGTCTTCAAGACCTGCATCAGCACAATACACTTTATTTAGAGATGTATTTGCAGGAACTGATGTCTCCTTTGATATTGCTCCTATGGTACAAGAGTACCTATCTAATGCTTATGAGAACCTTGATGGTACAACTGTAGCCTTCGCACCTGATGGTAGCGTAGTATGGGTACAGATAGATTACAATGTTAGCTACTATAATAAATCAGACCCACCGACAATTTCTAACGATACAGGAAGCTCGGAAATCTTTGAGGCAAGTAATGGCTATCACATATTTATTGAGGCAGCTAACAAAGAGGTGAACAAAGGATTCGCAAGTGTCAATGCAGTTAAATACATTAAAGACTCTGGCAATGAAGTTGTGCCTGTATATCTCGGTAAGTGGGGTGAGGGTTATGACATCTATTGGGCTTACAAGGATAGAGTATTGGCAGATGGCGGTACTGTTGAGGGAGGTAGTGCTTGTGCAAATATCGGGCTGCACAAAGTAGAGTATTTAGGTGATAGTGGATACAATGTAGACTTACCTATTACTGAAGCACAACTACAAGGTCTACAGGCTGAAGAGAGAGTGATGCTACTACCTTGTGGTGTTACCAACCTTACTACTTGGTTGGATAGCGTAGGTGAGCCTTTAATCTATAGTAAATACTACGACCTCAACCTCAAGGATAAAGATGGCACTACATTAGACACTCGTAGATTCTATCCTACTTGTGAGAGTAAGTATTCACCAAGCGTTATGCAGTTCGTAAATAAGAATGGTGTATGGGAGAGTGTAACCTTCTTTAAAAGAAGTGACTCTACAATAAGCACTACTACGAATGAGTACAGAAAGTCTTTAGGTAGTAGCGGTTCTTCTGGATTCACCTACGACACGACTGCTCATAAGTACCAACGCATAAACACGAATGGTAGAAAACGCTTCACCCTCAACACAGGTTGGGTAGGTGAGGACTACGATACTATTATGGAGCAGATGTTAATGAGTGAGCGTGTGATGTTAGATGGTCTACCTGTCAATGTTACTACCAACTCATTGAACTTACAGAAGTCAGTTAATGATAAAATGATTAACTACATCATTGAGGTAGAAGAAGCATTTGACACAAGGTATGTATAGAGTAAACCTTTACATTGATGGTCAAAGAGGTGACCTATTCCAAGAGGAGAGTATAGAGATAAACTTGAGTGTACAAAACATCAAGGACATATCTAAAGTCTTTGGTGACTTCACCAATAGCTTTACTATTCCTGCATCTCCTACGAACAATGCAATCTTTAAGCACTACTATAATGTAGACATCTATGGTGGGTTCAATGCTAATGTTAGAGTAGACTCTTTCATAGAGGTGAACAACAACTTGTTTAGAACAGGTGTATTAGAGTTGGAGAGTGTACAAATCAAGGATAGCCAACCCTATGCATATCAAGTAGGGTTCTATAGCAATGTCACTTCTTTGAAGGATACCTTTGGTGAGGATAAACTTAACGACCTTGACTTATCAGCTCAAGACCATCAGTACAATGACACGAACATTGCAACAGGGTTTAATTCCTATGTGAGTGGTACAGATAGTTCTATTATCTATCCACTTATTTCACCTGCTGCGAATTGGTATTACAACTCCGTAGGAAATGACCACACTCCAAGTAACATCTACTATCAAAGTGGACACCCCGAACACGGAGTATTCTACTATGACTTAAAACCTGCAATTAAGTTGCAGAAGATTATAGATGCGATAGAGGCGAAGTATAGTATAGAGTTTCAAAGCGACTTCTTTGCTTCTGCTGATTTTGGTAAGTTATTTATGTGGTGTCATAGGAGAGCAGGGTATATGTTCAAAGACCAACCGACAGGTGCGACTCCAGAGCTAATACCATTAATATCGGGTGGAGGTACACCATTTGATGACACCCTACATAGATTTCCTGTAACCGCCACCGCAAATCCTGCGTTAATATCTTACAGTCCTTCTACAACTGCCTCTACTAATTATAGAGTAGATGTGTTTATTAACGATGAGCTATTTAGCTCTAAAGAACATACAGGCTCTGCAACTAATGTTTTTGTTTTCCTGCCAACCCTTTCGGTAGGCGATTATGTAGATATGCGTTTAGCTCCATCGGGTGATGGTGGTGCAGTAACCGTTAATGTATTTGCTAATTGGTATGCGGATGTTTCAGGAGTAACCTTATTAGCTGCTACGGGATTAACAAGTGCAATGACTACCGCAGGTATAGTAACTGTATCAGACCAAATGCCAGAGCAGAAGATTAGTGATTTCATAGGAAGCCTTGTAAGGGCTTTCAACTTGGTTATAGTTCCTGTAGCTAATAATAAATACGACATTGAACCTTTAGACGATTGGTATGCAGAAGGCACTACAAGAGATGTTACGGAATACATTGATACAGAAGAAATCACTATCCGTAAGCCATCACTCTATCGTAGAATCAATTTTAAGTACAACGAAACAGAAGCGATATTAGGTGAGCAGTATAGATTGCAGAATGACATTGGCTATGGCGATTTACGAGCCGACTTCACATTTGATGGCGAGGAGTTTGAAGTTGAAGTTGGCTTTGACCATATGCTCTTTGAAAGATTGTCCAACCAAAATGGAGGTGCGTTAACTACAATAGGTGTAGGCAAGAGTATTACGAGAGAGATTGAGCCGTATATCGGCTCACCGCTTATCTTCTATGTAGCAGGTAACATAAGAGGCAATGAATCTTTCAGCTATGTGAATATGGATGGAGACCATTTCCCTTTTACTGACTTCTGGCAAGTTGGCAATGTAAACAACACAACTGCGGAATCAGTAACGCAAACCTTGAACTTCGGTACAGAGGTAGACCCTTACTTACTGCAAGGATTTAGTCAAGGGTTGTATAGCACCTATTGGAAGGACTACATTACGGACTTGTACGACACGAGTAGAAGAACATTTCAGTATAGTGGTCAGCTACCTCTTGGTTTAATGTTGGCATTGAAGATTAACGACAAGTTAACGATAGGTGAAAGAAACTACATTATCAACCAAATGAAGTTAAACCTATCTACAGGAGAGACACAAATGGAATTACTCAACGATGTATAGCAAGTTAGGTTATCTTATAAAGGCTCTAAAGGAGACTAACGAGAAGAATGAGGATGTAAGTATTGCCAAAGGCAAGTACCAATACCCTCGTACTCTCATAGAAGCATTAGGCAAATGGCAATAGAGAAGAACATAGTTATAGGTGCAGACCTTTCTGGTCTTGAGCAGAAGTTAGACGAACTCATTGATGCGTTAAAGGCTTCCCAAACTCAAGCAGACAAGACTGCTGATAGCATTAACGAGATTGCCGATACTACTAAAGACATTGGTAAGAGTGCTGAAGATAGCCAAAAGGGTATCAAGGGACTTGGTACAGGCTTCAAGGGTTTAGGTGTAGCTATTAAGGCAGCAGGTATTGGACTTCTTTTAGCTGCTATGGACATACTGAAAGAGTTGTTTGATAACAACCAGAAAACGGTTGACTTCTTTAATACTACATTCAACACCTTGCAGGTGGCATTTAGTGACTTCTCTAAATTCATTAGTGCCAACATAGGAGGTATAGCAGATTTCTTTCAAACCATCTTTGAGAATCCTGTAGATAGCATTAAGGCTTTAGGTGAGGGTATTAAGAACAACATCATTGAACGCTTCCAATCTATGTTGGAGGTATTGGGCTTTGTAGGTGAAGCAATGAAGAAGTTCTTCACAGGAGACTTCAAGGGTGCATTAGATAGTGTCAAAGCCGCAGGTACAGAGATGGTAGATGTGCTTACAGGTGTAGATGACTCTGCTAAAAAGATTGCAGAGGGTACTACCAAAGCAGCAAAGGCTATCTCTAACTATGTTGTAGAGACTGTTAAGCAAGGTGCGGCAATGACCGAGACTAACAAACAAGCAGAGATTGCAGAGGTGTTAGCACAAGGGTTGATTGAGAAGTACGACTTACAAGCAGAGAAATTAAGACAAGTAAGAGACGATGAACGCTTTACTATTGAGGAGCGGATCAAGGCTAACAATGAACTCAAGGGAGTATTAGAGGAGCAAGAGAATGCAATGCTTGAGAATGCTCAACGCATATTAGATGCTAAAGCACGACAGTTAACTCTTGACGAAAACAACATTGAGTTCCAGAAGGAGTATTTAGCTGCACAGAATGAGCTTGTAGGAGTTCAAGCACAAGTAGCAGGATTCCGTAGTGAGCAGTTGATGAATGAGATGGCTCTACAGAGAGAGTTGTTTGACCTTGAGGTAAGTAAAGCAGAGAACGCACAAGAGGTATCCGAGATAGAAGCAGAGGCTGCTATTGAAGCAGAGACCAATTTAAAAAAGCAGTTAACTCTGGAGGAGGAGTTAAACAAGCAGTTGTACGAGAGCAGACTTGCCTCGTTAGAGTTACAGAAGTCTCAATACAAGGAAGGTACTCAAGCCTACCAAGATATGGTTAGTGAAATCAATGTCTTGAATGCAGAGCGTACTGCTCAAGAGGGTGAGGAAGCTAAAAAGAGACGAGAACTTGAACAAGGTGTTCAACAAGCAAGACTACAGATGACAGGTGATGCCATAGGCGCACTTAATGACCTTGCACAAGCATTCTTATCTGGCAACGAAGAACAAGCAAAGAAAGCCTTTCAAATAAATAAGGCACTTGGTATTAGCCAAGCGGTAGTTAATACTGCACAAGCCGTTACTGCGGCACTTACGGCAGGAGGAAATCCTGTTAAGTTAGCTACAGGAGCGCAGTTTGTTGAGGCAGGTATTGCAGCAGCGACAGGTGCAGCACAGATAGCTACCATTGCAAGGCAACAATTCCAAACGAGTGGTAGTGTAGACACAAACATACAAACACCTACTGCACCAAGTACCTCACCACAATTCAATATAGTAGGGGCATCGGGTCAAAATGCTATATTGGAATCGCTACAAGCGAACCCTATGAGAGCATATGTAGTAGGTAGTGATGTTACCTCACAACAAGAATTAGATAGAAATAGAATTAACCAAGTATCATTCCCATAATGAGAATCGTAGAACTATTATTAGATGAGGAGAGCCTCCAAGCAGGTATCCAAGCCATCAGTATCGTAGAAGCCCCTGCTATAGAGGAGGACTTCGTAGCCCTCAAGGAAGAGGAGCGTGTAGAATTAAAAACCATAGACGAAGACAAGCGTGTTCTATTGGGTGCAGCTCTTGTACCTAATAAGCCTATCTATCGTAGAAGCGGTGAAGATGAGTATTACATCTACTTCTCGCAAGACACGGTTAGAAAGGCAAGTGAATTGTTCTTCATCAACGGCAACCAAAACAAAGCCACATTAGAACACCAAATAGACATTACAGGCTTGAGTGTTGTAGAGAGTTGGATCATAGAAGGTGAGCAAGACAAGAGTAAGCTATATGGTATGGACTTACCTGTAGGCACTTGGATGGTTAGTATGAAGGTTCACAACGATGAGATTTGGAACGACTATGTGAAGAGTGGTAAGGTTAAGGGTTTCTCTATTGAGGGTTACTTCGTTGATAAGGTTGAGGCAAGTAAGCAAGACCCAGAGGAGGACAAAGCAGAGGAGCAACTCAATGCTATCAAGGCAATCATTAAGAACGACCTCCGCACAAAAAAGGGTAAGCGTACTGAACTTGAAACATACAAGGATTACCCCACTTCGGTACGCAACAATGCAAAAAGGGGTATAGAGTTAAACAAGAAGGTTAACAACAAGTGTGCTACACAGGTAGGTAAGGTTAGAGCGCAGCAGTTAGCGAAAGGTGAGGCAATAAGTGTTGAGACCATTAAGCGTATGTATAGCTACTTGAGTAGAGCAGAGGAATACTATGAAGAAGGTGACACAGAGTCTTGCGGATATATTAGCTATCTACTATGGGGTGGCAAGAGTGCCAAGAGATGGGCAGAGAGCAAACTGAAGTCATTAGACAAAATCTAACAGAAACACACTTAAACAATTAACATAATATGAAACAAGGCAAAACTGAAAAGGCGGTATTCACAAAGCTCTCTACCGAGAAGGTAGAGAAATTAGAGCTTGGTAGTATGCAGGAAGTTCAGTCTCTACTTACAAAGATGTCTAAATTAGAGCAAGAGCTAAAGACTGCGGGTAAAGAGTTAGAGAAGTTTGAATCTACCTTTAGTCAATACAAGAAGGAGATTGATGACTATAATAGTAAGACTGATTATTATAGTGATTTACAACAACAATACATTGACATTAAGAAAGGTGGAGCAGGAGTCTCTATGGACACGGTAGAAGAGTTAGCTGATAAAGCTGATAAATTAGGTTTAGGAGATAGTGTTACACCTATTATAAATAAAGCCTACGCAGCATTTGAAACATTAGCTGATGCAGTTAGACCTGTAATGACTTTAGATAGTAAGATATATCGTTCTTTAAATTAAAACAAGATATGAAATCACAAGAAACATTAAGCAAGATTATGGAACTGCTTAACCTACAAGATGAGGTTAAGTTAGAGTCTATGAAGTTAGAGAACGGCACTACTATTGAAGCAGAAGCCTTTGAAGCTAACCAAGAGGTATTTATCGTAACTGAAGATGAGCGTATCGCTCTACCTGTAGGTGAGTACACATTGGAAGATGGTCGCATCCTTGTAGTAGCAGAAGAAGGTGTCATTGCAGAGATGCGTGATGGAGGTGAAGAAGAAGCACCTGCTGAAGAACCTGCTCAAGAAACTGAAGAAGTAGAGGCTAACGAGGAAGAAGAGAAAGAGATGAGCTACGCTACTAAAGAAGAGTTATCTGCCGCAGTAGAAGAGATGAAGGCTATGATTGAAGAAATCAAAGCAATGATGTCTCCTAAAGAAGAAGAGATGGCTGAAGAGGTTAAGGAAGAAGTGAAGGAAGAGGAAGTAGAGATGGCTGATGAATCGCCATTAGAAATGGCTTCTGACGAACCTGCTGCTAAACCTATCAAGCATTCTCCAGACACGAAGCCTGTAGAGATGCACCAATTCTCTAAAGGAGCAAAGGGAGATACTTTATCAAGAATCTTTAACAAACTCGGATAATGAAGAAAGTAGAATCTATTTGGGCAGAGTTATCTGCTAAACAAGTTGAGAACACTCAAGAAGTTGAGTTGACCGAAGAGCAAACTGAATTAAGTATTGCGGCAGAAATTTCTGCCCTTGAAGACCTTGCATCTAATCTTGACAAGATGGCATCGGATTATTATGAAGCTGCAAAAGAAGTGACTTTTAAAATTAAAGGTCAAGCAACTTCTGCACCACTTCTACCTAAAACAAGGTCGGTTAAAGCCGAGCAAGGACTTAAAGCATTGGCAGCCGCAGGTATGAAAGATTCAAGAGTTTATAAAAACCTTGAAAGAGCAGTTGAGCAATACAATGAATACTCTGCTCGTTCAAAGCGACTTCAGTCTTTTTTGGCTGATATTGTAAACAAACTTGCATCAAAGAATTATTAAACAAGTACAACAATCAATAATTAAATAAATAGAAAGATGGCTACATCAATCACAACTACATATGCAGGAGAGTTTGCAGGAAAATACATCTCTGCCGCATTGTTATCAGCCGACACTATTGAGGGTGGCGGTATTACTGTAAAACCAAATGTAAAGTTCAAAGAGGTAATGAAAACTCTTTCTACTAACGCATTGGTAAAAGACGCTGCGTGTGACTTCGCTGACCAAAGCACAGTTACTCTTGCAGAGC